GCCACATCCTCCTGGATCTGGTTGGCAGCGAAGCGCTCGTTGGAGCTAAGTCCGGTAAACGGCATTGCGTGAATCTCCTACTAGCTGGCGCGCTTCGTGATCGCCGCAAAGCCCTTGGCGACATTCGCCACCGTGGGCCGTTCGGCAATCTCGGCAAGCACGCGGGTTCGGTCATCCGTCACCGGAGGCCGTCCCGCCAGCGTCGCGCCGCCACGAGCGCCGCCGCCCTGTCCGGGGGCTGCTGCTACGTGGTGGGGATGCTTGGCGAGGTAGTCGGCTACCAGCGACTTGACGGTCACGCGCTGGTTCTTGTCGTCCACGGCTGGTTTCCCATCCGCGTCCTTCACGAACTCAGTCAGCGTGTCGTCGAGATCAATGCGCGACGACAGCAGCACCTCAAGCTCGTCGAGGCTTTCGCCGCGAGCCCCAAGTGATGCCGCCTCTGCGCGAATGCTTTTGTTCACTGCGTCGCGGACACGCGACACAGCCAGTTCTGTGCGCTTCTTCTCAGCCGCCACGGCTTCCGCGTGGGCTGCTTCGCGCATCTTGAGCGCCTCGGCATACTCCTGAGCGCGCTCTTTTTCTTTGAGTTCAACGTCTTTGAGCGCCTGATCCCGCTGCTTCAGGCGCTCCAGTTCTACAGGGTCGGCCAGATAGGGCGACATCTTGGTTTCGACCCGCGCTTCAGCGTCCCGCCGCGCCTCCGCGATGCGCGAATCAAACAACTTCTGGAGAGGCCCCGGCAGTTTTGCGATCTGCCCGTGCTCGTCCATCTCCACCGTCAACACCTTCGCCGGCTCGCCTGTCAGTTCTGCCATCATTAACTCCCGCGCTGCATGCGCTCGGAAACTCGGCGTTGCAACATGCGCTGCACTTCCGCCTCATCCCCCGGCCCTAGGTCGAAGAAGTTGCGCACCGTGCGCGCCTTCCCAGCTCCCGCGACCGCGTGAAACACCGCCTTGTCCTGCGGACTCACCGCCCGAGAGCGCTGAATCATCGTCGGACCCTTGCGCTTCGCCATTACCGGGCGAAGAACAGCGACACGCTCGTGTCGGTCGCTTCCATCGTCATGTTCCGCAACATCTCGCCGCTGACCGTGAGGTCAACTGTGCCAGATGAACGGATACCCTTACGCTTCGCTTCTGCGTATTCCGTCGTGTATGGGGCAAACGGGTTGCCCTGCGCGTCCACGCCGCGAGCGGTGCGATCCACAATGCGACGCATAATCATTTGGCCGACTGCGGCCATGTCCTCACGCGTCGTGAACCGCACGTCGCGGAAGTCTAGATTCGTCCTACGGACGGTCATGCCCATTACGCGGGCTTCTCCACAAGCCGCTGGATGAACCAGAACGGAGACGCAGGTTCGGTCGGCCGCGTCCACTGCGGTTTCACGCCCTCGTCCGTGGCGTAGGCGCGGCGCACCGGCACGAGCCCATCGGCCATCGGCAGCGTCCGGTCGTCATACACGCGGTAGTGCTTGTTCTCGCTCACGTAGCCGTCAGCCGGCGTCCACGGGACGTCGTAGTAGCACCAGCCGCCAGGCACGAGCCATTCGGCGATGCGTTCCATCACGGCTTTGTCCGCGTCAGGCGCGTGCGGGTCGCCGTAGTAGCCGAGGCCGAAGTGCTCTAGCGAGCCGAGCAGGATGACCGCCTCAAAGCTCGACCGCGCAAACGGCACCGATTCCGCCGCGCCCTGAATGAACGTGCCCCTGTAGTCTGGGCAGGGCCGCACATCCACGCCCGTGAGCTGGATCGTGGGGTCGGCCCGCAGCAGCCAATCGGAGAAGTCCGACTCACAGCAGCCGAGTTCGAGCACACGCGCACCGGGCGGGAAATCGAGATCCCACGCCCGCACAGCACGGTCGAACAGCACAAGGGCCGGGTCCGTGTTGGGGTAGGCCCAGCGGTTGCGGAAGGCGCTCATACCGCCGCCCCCTGTCCACGCGGGGGAATGGCCGCGATCCGCGTTTCAAAGCCCGGCGCACGCTGCCCCGTGTTGGCGATGGCTTTCAGGTCGGGATCGCTCACCGCCATCCAGCTATGCCGGCAGTTGTATCCACCCCCGGTTAGGAACGGATTTGGGAGCTGGCCGTTGTCCAGAGTCTCGATACGGTCTTGCGTGTATACCCGCCCAAGATGCTCCAGACACCACGGACGCACCACACCGTCCACAGGCCCCACATACAGATACGCCTGCGTGTCGCTTTCATTCGGAGCATCCGCGACAATTTGACGGCCGACAATCGACACCTGCGTGTCAAAGAGCGTCTGCGCCTGCGCCCGCGACTTGTCGATCTGCTTGGCGAGCGACGCCACGATCTTGGCCGTGGGCGTCTGCGTGTAGATACCCAGCATGGAGGCGCGCCAGAGGCTCTGCGCGAGCACGTCCCCGATACCGAGAAGGTCCGCCCGCATCAGCTTGGCAAGCGCTTCCAAACGGGCGGGGGACACCTTGCCGAGACTCGCCGCCGCCGTCACGAGACGCGAGCCCGTGGCCGCATCGGCCATGCGTGACACCGCGTCAATCGACGCCCGCGTCACGAGGCCAGAGAAGCCCGCATCCGCGACGGCCTGCCGGATCTCCTTGCGGAGCGTCAGCAGACGGCCCATCCGGGCGAGCACGGTGCGATCCTTCGCCCGCACGCCCTGCACGAGGGCGAGCAAGTCCTTCTCGAGCACAGCCAGCACACGCGCCAGTTCCCGCGCAAAGCGGGCCGACTCGGTATCCGCGACATTCGCGAACACGCGCCCGGCGAGCTGGAGGTCGTCCTGCTCAGCCACGGCGCGCCTGATCCCTGTAGGAACGGATGTTCTTGGCCAACTCATCGACGAGTTCAACCATTGCCTCGTCATCCATGTTCGGCCCGAAATGTGCAACAACTTCACACACGCCCTTGTCGAACATGCGGTCGGAAGCGCTCATCGTCCACGTTGAACGACCAGACGCCACGCCAGCAGGGCCGAACGCCCCAATGTCGTCAGGCATCATCAAATCTTTCGCCGCCTGATTCATGACACTGCCCCCTCGTCGTCAGGGTCGGCACTCATGGGGTCACGCGGGTCGCCGTCGCCCTGCGGCTGCGCGCCGAAGCGCATCTGCATCAGGTCGCGTTCCTGCTCGGCCTGCGTCTTGACTTCGAGCGCGTCGATCTCTTTCTCGATCTGCGCCTGCATCGGCTGCGACAGGTCCGGCAGGATGAGCGGGATGACCCGCTTCTTGACTTCCTTCGTGGCCGTCTCGCCCAGTTCCAGCGCCAGCGCCTGCGTCACTGCCTCGATCTCGTCGAGCAGGCCGGTCACGTCGAAGTTGTCGGGGTAGCTGATGGTGGGCTTTTCCTTCTCCCACACCGTCTCCCACTGCTCACCATAGGCGGCGCGGTAGACGAACTCGGCAATGGCGATCTCGGCCTGCTGGCATTCCGCCGCATAGCCCGAGAGCATCGCGTGGAGGTCGGCCGCCTTGAGCTTGCGCGAATCCGCCGCTTCCGCGTCACGGCTATCCGCTTCCCAGCCCACCACGGCCAAGCGATAGATGGTCCGCACGAGCCGGTCAATGTGCTCGTGATACATCTGCACGTTGGTCCCCTCGGGGGAGACGTAATCCGCCGCCTGCGACGAGAACAACACGTTGGCCGTGCCGTTTGTTTCGCCGATAAGCGCCGACTCCCGCTCAATGCTCCCCTCGGGTCCGAGCGGGATGTTGAGGATCGCAAACGTCTGATTGCGCAGCAGTTCGCGGACTTCGCTCGTCAGGTTGTAGAGGTCGATGTAGAGCGCCGGATCGCCCAGCACCGAGCGCCCAATCGTCGGCAGCAGCGGGCGACGGCGCGCATACAGCACGCGCACCGGCAGCACGCCAAACCCGTGCTCGCCCGTAGTCGGCAACTCCTTCGACGGCCTGAGGCGCTGGTCCACCACGGTGAGTTTCCACGACGTGGCGTCCACGTCGCGCACCTGGGACATCAGCGTGCCGGCGGGCGTGTCGAACGAATTGCGGGACGCCGCCTCCAGCAGTCGGACGGCCGTGAGCGTGCCGAGGTCGTCCGTCAGCCAGTCGATCATGTCGAGGGGCGTATACGAGCGCAGAAACACTGGGGCCTGATCGGCGCGGGTCGCGCCAGACTCGCCCTTGCGATCCGCATACAGCACGACGTGGCCGAACACCGCCGCCGCCGTCCAGTTGTCCCGGATGACCGGATCAATCCCGCGTCCGATGCCGTCTGCGTCCTTCCAGAACTGGCGCAGCGGATGCTCGTCGGGGATCGTGTCGGGGTCCGCGAAGGTGCGCGTGGGGGCCTTGCGGAACAGCGCTGCCGCAAGCTGGTCGATGAGCGTGGCCGCGATGTTCTCGTAGCGGGCAATGCGCCGCCGCGCCTTGAGCTTCGGGGAAGGTTTCGTGGGGCTGGGGTTCGTCACCCAACGGCCGGGGGTGCCGTCATCGCCCGCCGCCGTCTTGACGGAGTGATCCAGCCACTCGCGGGGGTGGGCGTAGAGGTAGGGCCGTCCGCTATCTGCGAAACCGCCCGACCCCTCGTAGACGTCGAGGAGCCGCTGCCACGTTTCCGCCCACGCCGTATAGGCCGGGTGCGGCTGAAACG